AAATAAAATTGACCCCCGCCGCCAGGACTTTTAAGGGGTCAATCTTATCACGCCCGAGGGGTCAGTCCCGCGTGCCCGAAGGGGTCAAACTCACGCGCCTTTTCCACCTCTTGCACCGCAATTCCGGAAATTGTGTCGGACACCCATTTTAACATTACTCAAACGAGTTCTTAAAAAGTCGCCTGTTTTCCGAGTTTTGTCTAAGGTGTGTCTTTGCAATTATCAGATACTAAAGGTTTTAAGAGCGTTTTAGGCACTATTTAGGCACTAAAACGCAATTTGAAAACTTAGTGCCTGGTTAGTGCCTAAACTATGTCTGGTGAGGTCTTTTTTGGGTCTTATACCGGTCCTCAATCCGATAGGATTAGACACGAAAAAACCTCGGAACTACTTGATAGTCCGAGGTTTGTCTCGAATTTTCCGAATTAGTTCGGAAGTACATAGTGGAGCTGGAGGCTCTACTGACAAAATTTTCACTCGCTTGCATACGCTGTAACTACCTTTCTTTTCAGTGATTTATACTCTTGTTTCCGAAATTGGTTTTTCATACGCTTTCATTCATCTTCGTTTTCCTGCCCCTCGTTTTGCCCCACGTTTTCATCCGCCTTATCAAAAGCCCCCATCGCCTTTTTAGCGGTATCATCTATGATGTCAAGATAGGGCTTCATGGCGCGGTAATCGCTATGTCCAGTCCATTTCATCACAATGCTCGGCGGAATACCTAACATGATAGCGTTGCAGACAAAGGTACGTCTTGCCGCGTGGGTGGATAGCAGCTCCCATTTGGGATGTGTTTCGTCGATGCGATTCATGCCCTTGTAGATGGTTATCGTTACCGGCGCGTTAATCTTACACTTCTTTCCTATTATTTTAAGGTAGTCGTTCATCTTCTGATTGGAGATGACCGGCAATACCTTTCCATCTGGGAAATTCACATGTGCGTATTTATCCAATATCGCCTTTGAGTATTTGTTAAGTTCAATCGTCAGTGTATCGCTCGTCTTGATGGTGGTAAACGTGAAAGACGTACCGTTGAAGTTTGACCGGCGAAGATTGCGCACGTCGGAATATCTTAATGACGTGAAGCAGCAAAAGCAGAACACATCTCGGACTTGTGATAGGTAATTCAGATTGCCAAAATCGTGGTTATAAACAGTCATCAGCTCATCCCACGTTAGGAATATAACAACCTTACGGGCGATTCTGAGGCGTACCTTTTGAAGTAGGAACTTGTTCATCCCTACATATCCCTTTTCTTGCGCCCAGCGCACAAACGCCTTGATAAAGCCTATATCTTTCTTTATTGTAGGATTGGAAAGTCCTTTGCGCTTTTCTTTATCCGGGATTGAAGAAAGATAGGCGATAAAGTCTGTCATACCCGTTTCTTCCAACTGCTCAAATGTAAGCGTCGGTGACATATCATAAAGGTGGCGTTTAATCGTCTTGTTCTTCTTTAGCGCACTTTCACTCCATCGACCGCTTCTCACGTTATCTTGGATGTATTCTTCAAATACAGGAAAGATTGACTCGTCCTTTACTTCGACCGGCTTTTCTTCTTCTGGCGGTGTGGTAAGACGTGTGTATTCTTCCATGAATTGCTCCTTTGTCGGTACGCTGTCCTTTTCTTCAAAGGAAAGGAAAATGCCATTGACAAGGATTTCAAGGTCATCTATATCACGGTTGATAGTTGATGCCGGTGTCTTATTCTTTCCGTGAACAGATTTTGCGCGACACCTTTGTAGGGATGATTCCCAATAATCGGGATTAACGTTGTGACTTACACTCAAGCGCACACGTTGCCCCTGCCAAGTGACCACGCACCGCAAACGACCCTCCGGCTGCTTTGCCTTTTTATCGGTCTTCGCGGTTGTCTTCTTGACTTCCACTGTAAACGATATGTTACGCTTGATTGCTATCATGCCTTACACCTTATTTATATCATTAGCTTGCGTATAGATGTAACCTATCACGCTGAAAATACGGCGCACCGAATCAACGGGAATTTCAAACGGCTCGTATATCAGCTTACCATCCGGGTATGTCGCCATGTTAGAAGAATACAGGGCGATATGCGCGTTATCTGCGCCTTTCTGAACGCGCTTTACAATGCAGAACTCGTTTGTTTCCACAAGATAGTTATTGCCGGGTATCAAAAGCTGCGTATCGACTACACGCTTCAATACAAGGATGCACCCGATGGGATATTCGGTCATGCTGTCACTGGTGTTGCGCATCGCCACCTCTGCCTTTGGGAAGCACGACCCCACATTGATGGCTTCGGTACATTTGCCGTCTTGGGCTGCTGAAAGTTCCTCGGCAGATTCATACATCGCAATCACGCCGGCGGCTTCTTCTCGCGTCATCGGGCCACTTTCAAACATAAGCCATTCTTGGCGAATATCGGGAAACGCCTCAATAATACGGTTCGCCAGCTTCATGCTTATGCCGTGGCGACCATTACGGATGTCGGTAAACGTCTGTGCAGACGCGATACCAATCTTTGCGGCCAACTCTTTCCACGTGAGGCCGGTCATTTTTTGGACTTCGACAAGTTTTTCTCCGTCAGTCATAAGAGTTAAGAATTGTTAAATACTGATTGATGCTATTGCGCAATCAGTTTTTTGTTGTACTTTTGCGGTGTCAATACTGATTAAGCGCTTAATAAACCGCGTTTAAGTGGCTTCTTAAATACTTAATCCTATTACGACAACAAAGTTAATACTTATTTTGATTAAAAACCAAATGGAAATTAAGAAAATTAAACGAGGCGACCGTCTGCAACTCGCGCTGACTGACCTGAATGTTGGCGAGTCTGTCAAAGTGCCTTATCGCTTTTTCTCCGAAAACTCCATCCGGGCTACGGCTTCGCAACTTAAAGCTGACAAGGCTGTGGAGTTCGATATAAACACGCGCTCAAATGTGGCGGCGGTATTGACGAGAACACAATGAGCGGCGAGGTAGGAACATTTGCCATCGGTCTTGATACACCTATTCATCTGCTGACCCCACGCCAGCTCTTTGAAATGATGACCGAGTGGCAGGCGAAAATACCAAAAGCGGAAGACAAGCCACAACAGCCGAAGCGATGGTATGCCAACAGTATAGGCGAACTTGCGGAAATTCTGGGAACATCAGAAACAACAGTCTATCGGATGAAAGCCGCCGGTCTTCTTGACGATTGCATAAGTCAGTATGGGCGATGGATGATGATAGACGTGGAAAAGGTACTTGAAAAGTTTAAGCTGTCAAATCGACGGCGCAAAAAGAAATAGGGCAAGCCAAGAGAGGCAGTCCTTTGGCGAAAGTCATAAACAACAACATCCAACGCCCGGCGAAGCCAAATAAGCCGGGCAACTTGAAGACGTAGCGAAAATGGTAGGCGCGTCACTTGTTCAGCGAAACACAGATAAGGAGTAGTTAGCCTTACGTGCCGGCGGTTGCAACCACCGGGTAAGCCCGTAGCCGGGAGATGCCGAGTGAACAAGGAAGTGTGGTAGGCGACACATTGCGGGTTCGAGTCCCGTCGTCTTCGCAAATGCAAGGCCGGAAGCAGTAAGACGGCATAAACAACAACTATTATGATGGAAGACATCAAAGGCTACGAGGTCGCAAGACTTCAAGACCCATCTCCGTTACAGCTTGTCGAAACCATCGACAGCGCGGAAAGAGCCAACATTGACATTCAGGTCAGCACGGCTCACGCTTATCCCCGCAATCTATCGCGGTGCATCAACAACTCAATCGCCATAGCCACGATGGATAGGGAAACTGCCCAGACATGCGGCTACGCGCTCCCTCGCGGTGGAAAGCCTATCACAGGCCCATCGGTACACTTGGCGAAAATCATCGCCCAGCAGTATGGCAATCTTCGCGCAGAAGCCCGCGTAGTCAACGTGACCGGCACACAGGTAATCTCGCGTGGTACGGCGTGGGATTTGGAAAATAACTTTGCCGTAGCCTTTGAGGTGCGCCGTTCAATCCTGACCTCAAAAGGTGCGCGATTCTCGGAAGACATGATAACCGTTACCGGCAACGCCGCTAATGCTATCGCGTATCGAAACGCAATCTTCACGGTTGTGCCGAAAGCCATCACTGACAAGGTGTATAAGGCTGCGCAGGAATGTATCACCGGCGACCTTAGCGACGAAACGAAACTAATCAAGCGTCGTGACGGTGCTATCAAGTATTTCAACGACCAGTACGGCATCACTGAAGAAGAGGTAGTCATGCTCTGCGGCAAGCAGACCGTCAACCAGATAGGTGTTGATGAAATCGCTCTCTTGCTCGGCATCCAGCAGTCACTTAAAGACGGCGATACCACCGTTGATGAGGTTATGTCACCTTATCGCAACAGCAAGGAAGCCAAGTCAAGCAGGCTTACTGAAATGGCATCACGCGCAGCCGCCGCAAAGGGCGCGAAGAAGCCCACAGCGAAACCCGCCGAGGGTTCGGAAGATGCCGCCAAAGAAACAGTAGATAAAGAAACGGGCGAAGTTAAGACCGCCGACAACGGCGAGCCTATGCAAGCTCCCAATCCCCAAATCTAATAAGCCATGTCAAATCTCAGCTTTACACAGGAACAGCGCACACTGGAATGGTATCGCGCTCGCCTCGGTTACATAACCGGGAGTCAGGTCGGCTCGCTTATGAAAAGTGGCCGTACAAAGGACAAAGTGTTTTCAGACACCGCCCTCACATATCTTTATCAACTTGCAGGGGAACGTTCTTTGAACCCCGAAATCGTCAAGGATGATAATATGTTCACTTTCTATCTTGAGCAGACCACATCGCAGTCAAAGGCTATGCGCTTCGGTACTGAACAGGAAGAAAATGCACGTGCTATGTACGTCGATATAACCGGACGCGAGGTCAAGGAGGTAGGACTCTGCCACCATCCCCAAATCAAGTATCTTGCTTCATCGCCGGACGGAATAACCGCCGACGGCGACGTGATGGGATGCGTAGAAATCAAATGCCCCACACTGTCAACATACAGCAAGTATGTTGCGGAAATCCACGACAACGAATCACTCAAGAAAGTCAATCCGGACTACTACTATCAGTGTCAGAACCACATGGCCTGCACTGAGGCGCAATTCTGCGACTTCATCGTGTACTGCCCCTTTGTGGAAAACCCCATCCACATCGTGCGCATCCAGCGCGACGAAGATGCCATCGCCCTTATCATGGAGCGCGTGGAACTTGCAGAGCAAATCATCGAAGAAAACTATTCACAACTCAAAAGAGCATAAACAATGGCAGACAACAATTCACTTTTGTCTGGCAGCATCTGTCTGTCTGACATTCCCAAATCGCAGATGAGAAAAGTCATGTGCAAGGACGGTAAGGAACGTATCTATCTGAACGTAGCCGTCATCACAAAGAAGCAGCCCCAGACGTTTACGAGCGAAAACGGTGTTGCTCACACGTACACGCACTTCATCACTTGCGCACCCAAAAAGGAAGAGCGCATCGACGGCGTTAACTACATCCTCGGCGACCTTGAAACGCGCACGTTCACACCGCAATCTCCCACCCCAGAAGATGTAGCCAATGCGCCCAGCATCGCACCCGGCGAAAACCCTGACCTCCCATTCTAATCACTACCGGCTGCGCCGTGTCAACGCGATACGGCGCAGCCAACAATCATTATCAGATGAACGCTTCACTTTTAACAGACGGCTACAAGTTAGACCATCGCAGACAATATCCCGTAGGCACGGAATACGTGTATGCGAACTGGACTCCGCGTAGCAATGGATACATGCCTGACGCAAAGGATGGCGCGGTGGTCTTCGGTATCCAGTATTTCATCAAGAAATATCTTATAGACCGCTTCAATAACGACTTCTTCAATCTGCCGGAAGATGTTGCCGTGGCGCAGTTCAAGCGTCGCGTCGATACCTTTCTTGGTAAAAACGAGGTTGGCTCGGAACACATCCGCGAACTGCACCGACTCGGCTATCTACCTATCAGACTCAAGGCACTGCCGGAGGGGTCAATCTGCCCGATACGTGTGCCAATGATTACGGTCATCAACACCAATCCCAAATTCTTCTGGCTTACAAACTTCTTGGAAACCATCATGTCGTGCGAATTATGGCTACCCATGACCTCGGCGACATCATCCCGGTTATACCGCAAGGAGCTTGAGCGTCATGCGGAAAAGACGGGCTTCACGCCCGATGTTAACCTCGGTTTTCTTTGTCACGACTTCTCTATGCGCGGCATGGCAGGCTTGGAAGCGGCCATCACAAGCGGTATGGGACATCTGACATCATTTGTCGGCAGTGAAACGCTCCCGGCGATTGAAGCCGTAGAAAAATACTACAACGCCAACGCGGAAAAGGAAATCATCGCAATGACCGTACCGGCATCGGAGCATAGCGTCATGTGCGCCGGCGGCAAGGAAGATGAGTTTGAAACATTCAAACGCTTCATTACTGAAATCTATCCAAGCGGCTTTTGTAGCATCGTAAGTGACACATGGGATTTATGGCAGGTCATCACGGATTATCTGCCCCGTCTTAAAGACATTATCATGGCGCGTGACGGTCGCCTCGTTATTCGCCCTGACAGCGGAAACCCGGTTGACATCATCTGTGGTCTGCCGCAGTCAACCATCGACGATATGAGCTTTGAGGAGCTTGACGAAAACAAGGCGGCTGTAACCGGCGTGTACGAGCTTCTATGGAACATATTCGGCGGCACAGTCAATGAAAAGGGCTACAAAGTCCTTGACCCGCATATCGGCGTAATCTACGGCGACAGCATCACACGCGAGCGTCAGAAAGAAATTTATCGCCGACTGGAAGCCAAAGGTTTTGCCGCCACAAATCTTGTGCTGGGCGTTGGCTCGTTCACGTTTCAGTATGTTACCCGCGACTGCCTCGGCTTCGCCATGAAAGCAACATGGTGTCAGGTCAACGGCGAACCCCGCGAAATCTTCAAATCGCCCAAAACCGATAACGGAATGAAGAAATCGCTGAAAGGTCTTATCCGTGTCGATAAAGACCAGAACGGCATCTACTATGCTACAGACTGCGTAACCTCGGAGCAGGAAGCTGGCGGCTGTCTTGAGGTTGTCTTTGAAGACGGCAAGCTGATAAAGGAAACATCGTTTAACGAAATCCGAGAAAGGCTATGCAGATAATCGACCTTGCAAAACAGACCGGCTGCAAAATAGCCACATTTCCCGACGGCGAAAAGCATGTAACCGTTGATGTGCTTGACCGTAAAGAACCGGTATCAATCGTGTGTCGTATCACGTGCGCTGATGACCTTTTCTGCCTGATGCAGTTAGACGACATTCTCAAGCGTCAGGAAATGGAAATCAACACCTTGTTTATCGGCTATCTGATGTCGATGCGCTGCGACCGCCTATTTGACGTAAACAGACCATTCTCACTCAAGATTGTAGCCGACGCAATCAACGCAATAGGGGCGCGGCACGTGCAAATCGTAGAACCGCACTCCTACCGCACAATGTCGCTGATAAAAAATTCTGTGGGCGCACTCGCAACGATGGAATACTTTATGAACGGCATCCTCAAATCCAATGAATTGCAACTTGACGTAGTGGCGGTACTGCCGGATGAGGGCGCACAAGCCCGCTACCACATACCCCGTGCAATCCCATCAATATACTGTGAAAAGCGGCGCGACCCGGAAACCGGGAAACTGCTATCGTTTGAGGTCTGCACCAAAGAAACCGACATCTGCAAAGACAAGGATTTAGTCCTTATGGACGACCTCTGCGATGGCGGTGGAACATTCTTAGGTCTTGCACCCAAACTGCGCGAGCTTGCGCCTAAAAGCATATCCTTGCTTGTTACCCACGCTATCCAGCTTGACGGCATCAAGAGAGTCGCACAGGCTTATGACCATGTGTTCATAACGAACTCCTACAAGGAATGGGGCGCAGAACCCGAACTGCCCGATAACGTAACTGTCTTTAAGGTCTTTCGATAATGAACATCTTCAAAAGATGGAAGCGTAACACCTCACAATCTACTGACCAGAAGCCCGTCGCCCAATTCAATCTCAAGGTCTATGCCAATAAGCTGGAGCTTGATTTTAAGGGCGACGAGGTAAAGGTCGGCGGTGCGCTTGTAACGCTTATGTTGCGGTATCCGCATACCCATGCAATTATTAACAACGCAGTCGTAGCAACCAATATGGAACTTGCCCGGCGTGAAGCAAACGCCGTGTACGCAAACCTTGTTACGACATTTAATCCGAACTAATTATGTTATTTGAAGCAAAAATAAGGGTTGAAAAGACTCTTGATACAGGCGAACAGAAAGAAGTTAAGGAACACTATATCTTGGATGCCGAGCTATTCGCAGAGGCAGAAAAGAAGATGTTTGAACTGTATCCCAATCAGGCAATCGACGTGTTCAGCATCAGACGCAGCGACATAAGGGAAATCATCAACAACAAGGAAGATGGCAAACCTTTCTACAAAGCGACCGTGATTGATGTGTTCACCGATGACAAAACAGGCAAGGAGAAGGAAACTAAATATTTCATGCTTGTATGCGCCAAAGACACTGTGGAAGCTACGTTGCTGGCCAACGAGTATCTAAAGCAGGGCTACAATCTGCGTCTTGACGAAGTCAAGCGCATAAAAATCATCGACTATCTACCGTATCAGCCGGCATAATCTACTACCGCCATGTGTATTCCCAATCCGAATGAGATAGGTTGGATACGCCTTTATCGCAAGATGACGGAATGGCGGTGGTATGGTCTGCCGAATATGATGGCTGTCTTCATTCATCTACTCCTTACCGCCAACCACAAAGACGGTTATAGCTTCGGTGTAGAGATAAAACGGGGTCAGGTAATGACCTCGGAAGATGGGATTATGCGTAGCATAAAAATCAAGCGCGGAGCATTACGTGTGTGCCTGAAAAAGTTGGAAGAAACTGGAGAAATAATCCGCAGTACGACCAACAAATATTCAATAATAACTATCTGCAATTATGATAGTTACCAAAGCGCAACGGAAAGCAATAGCCAACAAAACGCCATCGAACAGCCAGCAGATGAACATCAGCCCGACATCAAGCCGACATCAGAGGAACATCAGCCAGCCACAAACAAGAATAATAAGAATAAAAAGAATGATAAGAATGAAGAGAATGAAAGAAAGGAAGAAAGTATAACTCTTCAAAAAGCGAAAGAAGAATTTGAACTTTTTCGCAAGGCGTATCCCGGCAAGAAGCGCGGTCTTGACACCGAATTTGCCAACTTCAAGAAAAAACACAGGGATTGGCAAGAGGTACTGCCATTGCTTTTGCCGGCGGCACAGGGCTATGCCGAGCAGACACGCGGAAAACCCAAAGAATACATCAAGCACCTCCAGACATGGATAAACAACCGATGCTGGGAAATCGAATACGGAACAGATACAACACAACAAGCAGATGAAAGAAATCGAACTTATAGACAGAATGGTATATCTTCAGCCGGATATGGCCTCCAAATGCCAGACGGAACTGAATACCATTAAGGCGGTCTTCTTTGACATCCTCAAGGGGTACTGCGCCGATTTTGTCGTTGACAATGACAACCGGACGATTGTTGCTGACCTATTCGACTGGTGCATACGCAACACAAAAGGCGGTCTTAATCCGCGCAAGGGTCTATGGATTTACGGCAACATCGGAACGGGCAAAAGCACATTGATGAAAGCCATCATCAAGTTTACCGAAAATTACTGGCTTCGTGACAGCGGCGAACACATCAAGCCCCGGTGGATAAACGTGCCTACTTTCTGCGGTCAATACGCTGCCGACGGCTTCTCGGTCTTTGACAGCATCCCTATGGGTCTTGACGAACTTGGAACTGAGATAGCCCCCACAAACCATGTAGGCAACAAGCTGAACGTCGTGGCGCACATGATAAGCACCATCTACGACAATCATAGCGATATTCCCTACATCGTGACCACGAATCACACACTAAGCGAAATCCTTAACCTTTACGGCGCGAGGACTATTGACCGCATAGGTCAGCTTTTCAATCTTGTGGAAATCAAGGGCGCGACAAGACGCGACACATCTGCGATTTGGCAATCCATTAAAGCCGAAGAAGAAAGGAGCAATAGCCAAAAATGAGAACTTACAGCGACTTTGGAATAGACATCCCGGCTGGGCGCAATAGCGGCAAGATGAAAGTCATCTGCCCCAAATGCCATGAGCGACGGAAAGACAAACGTGATAAAAGTCTTTCAGTTGACTTGGGCAAGGGCGTATGGCATTGCCATTACTGCGGCTGGAGCGGAACTATCCATGTCGGCGAAAGGTCGCATGATGCCCCGAAAAAGGAATATCGCAGACCTACGCCACGACCCATCACAACGCTGTCGCGCAAGCTCGTTGAATGGTTCAATAGTCGCGGTATATCGGAATGGGTGCTTGAACGCATGAAGATTAACGAAGGTGAGCAGTTCATGCCGCAGGTTGGAAAGAAGATGAACACCGTGCAGTTCAACTACTATCTGAACGGCGAGCTTATCAACGTGAAGTATCGCACCGGCGATAAGAAATTCATGCTTGAAAGCGGCGCGGAACTAATTCCCTACAATCTTGACGGCATCGTCGGCCAAAGCGAGTGCATCATCACTGAGGGCGAAATGGACTGTCTTTCATTCATCGAAATCGGAAAGCATAACTGCGTCAGTGTACCCAACGGCGCGAATAGTAACCTGTCGTATCTTGATGACTTTATAGACGGCTTCTTTGAAGACAAGGAAACAATCTATATTGCCGTCGATACTGACACAAAGGGCGTGTTGCTGCGCGATGAGCTGATACGTCGTTTCGGTGGCGAAAGATGCCGCATTGTCACTTATGGCGATGACTGTAAGGATGCCAACGAACACCTCCAGAAGTACGGCAAGGAAAGTCTTGAAAACTGCCTTAAAACAGCCAAAGAGGTCAAGGTTGAGGGCGTGTTCATGCTTGACGATTACGAGGAAGAGTTGGATGCCATCTACCAGAACGGGCTTCAAAAGGGCTTCATGGTCGGACATCCCAATCTTGATGCGTTGATGAGTCTTGAAACCAAACGCCTTATGATTGTGACCGGCATACCCGGTAGCGGTAAATCGGAATTTATCGACGAGATGTGTGTTCGCCTGAATATCCTTTACGATTTCAAGGTCGGATTCTTCTCGCCCGAAAACGTGCCGATTCAGCTTCATGCCGTAAAGCTGATAGAAAAGTTGTGCGGAAAGAAATTTCAAGCCATAGACAACCGGGGCGAAAACATCACACCCCAGCAGTATGCCCACGCCAAAGAATACTATCGTGAGAACTTCTTTCACGTATTACCGGAAGACGGCGCGACGATAGACAACATCTTGGCAAAGGCTAAATATCTTGTACGGCGCAGGGGAATACGAATTTTTGTGCTTGACCCATTTAACAGAATTGAACATGAACAGTCGGGCGGCGAAACAGAAACCCAATACATCTCGCGTCTTCTGAACAAGATGACGGCTTTTGCCCAGCAGAACGACCTCCTTTTCATCCTTATGGCGCATCCCACCAAGATTAAAAAGGATAACGGAAACGGCGGTGTGCCTACAATGTACGACATCAGCGGCTCTGCGACATTCTTTGATAAAGCGGATTTCGGTCTTGTGGTGCATCGTGAACGCGACGAAAGCAAGAATTATACCCTTGTGCGCGTGGAAAAGGTCAAGTTCAGACACCTCGGTGCGCCGGGCGATGCTACATTCAAGTTCAACGTCATCAATGGCCGATATATCCCGTGGAAGCAAAGCGAAAGTGTTGCCGTGGATTTCAGGGCTGATATGGAGGATATGATTGTAGCCAAAGAACGAAACGCCATAACGCAGCCATCCCTGCCATCGGGTTTGCCGTGGGAAGATGATGCAGATTCAATCCCATCACAGCCACAACCGCCAGCCGGGATGAACTTCGCGCAAACGCCCATGCAGATGCAGACGGATGACCCGAATATGCCGTTTACGCCGATTGACCCCAACGAGCCATTACCTTTCTAAACCAAGTAAATCATTATCACAATGCAAAATATAGAGCTTTATAACGACCACTTTCAGAATTGGAAGAGGTATCTGAGTTGCAAGGCGCAGCTTATTATTGCCGATGTGCCTTACAATCTCGGAATAAATGCCTACGCATCCAATCCCAAGTGGTATGTTGACGGCGACAATACCAATGGCGAAAGCGAACTCGCCGGCACACAATTCTTTGATACCGATGCCAATTTCAAGCCTGCGGAATTTATGCACTTTTGCTCAAACTTGCTTATCAAAGAACCCAAAGAGGCGGGCAAAGCACCGTGCATGATTATCTTCTGCGCTTTTGAACAAATGATGTATTTCATTGAACTCGGAAAGCGATACGGATTCAATCACTATATCCCGTTGGTCTTTCGTAAGAACTGGTCGGCACAGGTACTCAAGTCCAACATGAAGATTGTTGGAAACTGCGAATACGGCCTGCTTCTGTACCGCGAAAAGCTCCCCAAATTCAATAATGGCGGTCGCATGGTCTTTAACTGCATGGATTATCCCCGTGACACCAAGACACCTAAAATCCATCCCACGCAGAAATCCGTGCCTTTACTGGAACAGCTTATCCGCATCTTCACCGACCCCGGCGACGTTGTTATTGACCCATGCGCCGGAAGTGGCACAACCTTGCTTGCTGCAAGAAATTGCGGTCGCCGTGCCTACGGATTTGAGATTAAGAAAGATTTTTATGCCGATGCCGTGAATCTGCTCAAAACCTATCAATCCACACCATCGATGTTTGACATCGCGGAATTGGTAGAGCGCGAGTCACACCGGGATAAAGTCAAGGCAAATAATCAACCTGAAAGCCTATTTGCGGAATGACACCACGTAGCGAAATCATCCTCGGCGATAGCTTTGAGGTACTGAAATCAATGGCAGACAAAAGCGTTGACATCGCTTTATGTGATTGCCCTTACGGAATAGACATCTGCTCAAGTGGCAGACTGATGAGAGAAAAGGGTCGCACATACAAGCCGTGGGATAAGGATGCTCCAAAAGCGGAATTTTTCACGGAGTTGCTTCGCGTCAGCAAGAACGCCATTATCTTCGGAGCGAACCATTTCATAGACCGCATCCCCATCAATTCAAAGTGCTGGATTGTGTGGGATAAGGAACAGCCGGAAACATTGTCATTTGCCATGTGTGAGCTTGCCCTCACTACATTTGACAGGTCGGCAAAGATATTCAGATATAGCGCGGCGCGTCAGAGTGTAAAGGAAACACGGATACACCCCACACAAAAGCCAGTCGCCTTGTACGCATGGATATTTCAGAACTTCGCCAATCCCGGTGACTTAATTCTTGACACCCACCTCGGAAGCGGTAGTAGTCGCATTGCCGCCTATCGCATGGGCTTCGACTTCATAGGCTGTGAGATTGACCCAGAATATTACACGGCGCAAGAGGTGCGCTTTCGTCAAGAATGTATGGGCGAACAACGACGCGGCAATGTCGTGCTGACACAATACGAATTATTCAATAATGACCAATATGGAAAAGATAACAGTCTTTGAAGCCTTTGCCGGTTACGGCAGTCAGTCGATGGCTCTTGAACGCCTCAAGCAAGACATTGGGCTTGACTATACGGTTGTCGGAATATCCGAAATCGATGCTACCGCAATCAAGGCTTACTACGCAGCCCGCGATGCCGAGTTGCTGTCACGTTGCCGCACAGTCGGCGATGTGGAAACTGCCATTAGGGGGGGTACGAGCCTCCGCAGGAACTTATCGACCGCTACCCGAACTATGGCGACATCTGCAAAATCAACTGGGCGAATGTGCCGGATTTCAATCTGTTCACATACAGCTTCCCTTGTACCGACATCAGCAATGCCGGTTTACAGAAAGGACTTGCCGAGGGGTCTGGCACAAGGTCATCGCTTCTATGGGAGTGCGCAAGGGCAATCGAAACCAAATACCCCAAATACCTCTTGATGGAAAACGTCAAGGCTCTTGTAAGCGACAAATTCATGCCGGATTTCAAGCGATGGGCGATGTATCTGGAAAGCCTCGGTTACACGAACTATTATCAAGTGCTGAACTCAAAAGATTATGGCGTACCGCAGAACCGCGAGCGCGTCTTCATGGTCAGCATCCACGGCGAGGCTATCTACTATTTTCCCAAACCCTTCAAGTTAGACCGCCGCCTCAAGCACGTGTTGGAAACGAATGTAGATGAAAGCTACTATCTGTCTGATGCGAAGATTCAGGCAATCATAGACCATTGCGAGCGTAAGCAAGCTGAGGGTTGTGGCTTCAAGCCGAACTTCCAAAACGGGGGGGTATTGCGGAACCATCACCGGGAACTACGGACAACGTGAAACCGATACCTACATCCAAGAATGACGAAGACGGCATCATTGTGGTTGGTAAAATCAACAATTCACAGGACGGCAAAATCGTGGACGCATACGGCATCGCGCCAACGCATACGTCAGGACACGGAAACTGCCCGAAAGTGCTTGTTGAAAATACCCCCCCCGGACAATCTGCATAAACTCAAAGGATGAGAATGGCAAGCAGCCAAGTATCGCGGATAGGGTTTATGACAGCAACGGAATAGCAACCGCACTGACTACCGGATGGCATCCCTACATCATGGAATCGCAAAACAACAATTCAGAAAATGAATAAAGATAAAACCGCCCCAGAGCTTAAAATCATAGGCAATGTAATGCCGTCGGGTCACAATGTAGGTAACATCTACGACCCGGACGGAATATCGCCCACGATTATGCTCAATCACGGTTATCCGGCACTTATTCTTGAAGAAACAACCGACAACGACATGAATCAGCTTATACAGGTGGCGCAGATATACGACAAGGAAAAGAATCCTACCAACGGCAGGGTTTATGACCCCAGCGGCATCTCGCCTACGCTTACAACGCCAACAGGCGGCAACTCAATGCCCCTTATCCTCGCTATGGAACAGATACCTTTCAATACAGCCGACGAGGGATTAGCCTACACAATCACGACACGCTACGGCGCAATGTGCGCAAGCAATCTGATTGATGGCAATTTCCCTATGACCGGCATCCTTACAATCGAAAACCCAACAGAAGAAATGAAACGCCAGATAGAAGACGGAAGCCTAAACTTCGACAAAGGGCTGCCAAAAGAAGCCAACCCCAAGTCATGCGCCATGCGTGGTCGCGGCAAGGGTGCGGATTACCATCAGGAACTTGAGATTGGCGACGATGTAGCCAACGCCCTTACAACCGTCCAGAAAGACTCTATGATACTTGAGGGCGAAGACCCGTCAATCATCAGTCTTATGCCGTGGAATAGACCCGGCGGCGACGTGGGCGATGTGTCGCCGGCCATCACAACAAGCGCATGGGAGCAGAACAATTTTGTAAAGCTGCCCGACGGAGATAGCCCTATGGTTATGGCTGACCCACGGAAGAATTACGGCAGATTGCAGCCATCGGCTGAATCCTCGCCCACGCTTCTCAGCACTGACTATAAATCGCCCCATCTTGTCGTGGAACGTGGCGACGGCGAACTTGATATGTCTGACCCAGAAACGCGCATCATCAAGCGAGCCGTAGACCATGTGGCGCAGGAGTACGGAACGCAGACGCGCTTTCGCATACGCAAGCTGACCCCACGCGAGTGCTACCGCCTTATGGACGTGCCGGAAGAATATATCGACCGCCTGTTAGCGTCTGGCATATCCAAATCCCAACACTACAAACTGGCGGGAAATTCTATCGTGGTATCATGTCTTTATCACATCTTCAAGAATTTATTTACCAATGAAATCCCAGTTAATCAACAGCTATCCCTTTTCTGATATGCTTGACGGCATAAAGCTCCCAGAATCGGTCATCGCCGAAATGGAAAAGCGAGGGATAAGTGCAAACCCCATACCCATAAAGCTGATGATTGACACCGGCATCCACTTCAAGAAGCGCGAACCAATGCGTGAACGCGACCTGTCAACGGAAGAATTTCTCAACCTGTTCGACAAGGCCGAATCACTCAAGATGGCGTATGTGCCACACTTCATTACGCAGTGCGTAATCTACTATCTTGACTTACTTGTGGAATATGCCCGCGACTGTCGGCTTTCAGACTTCAAGAAGCACACCCGGTTGCTCAAGGCAATCAAAGAGGAGTATCTTGCAGCCCTACGCCATGAAATGCCGCCGCACGTCTTTGAGAAATTCCTTACACAGCGCGATGAATACCTTGTGTCATGCGGCGCAAATCTGAGTCTTATGTATTTCACATTCGGAAATCAGATTTTGAAGAAATATGGCCGGATAGACCATGAAGCCCTATACTGTTACGCCAACATAATTCTTGCTTTCATCAACTATGTGGAAGACTTTGACCGCAACGTCAACAAGCGTATCGCAGAAAAGCTGGGGATGCCCTGCCGTAATCACGGAGATGCGCGTCTGACCGCCATTAAAGGCGTATGCAACGACATCATCAAACCCTACCCGCTGGAAAAGAACAATGACACCGAGCTATGCGTCGGCGTAATGGCAAACAAAGCGGTCATAATGATAAACAACATGCTATAACAACCCTCATATCGCAATGGAACAAGTAATCACTGACATCATCGACAAAAAGGCGGCGAAGCAGTTTAATAAGCTGACACCGACCAAGCGCAAGGCATACCGCGCAATGCTTTATGCAGGTGCGCAGATAACCATGAACGGCTATTCAGTAAGGGATATAGCCGCCGAAATCGGATATTCAGAAAGCGGAACATCAAAGTTGGCGCAGAAGTGGATAGAGCTGATGCGTCAGGGCGATGTTACCGTCAATCTGATTATAGCAGCCATTCAGAAATTGCCTAAAAACAAACGTTTTCAGCACGGAAAGGAAATCGCGCCCCATGTCAAGCTAACACCCACTGTCGTAGCGGAAGAGCCAAAGGATGAAACTCCACGGCCCACACCGGCGCAGACCCCGGCACCAACGGAAAATAAGCGAAAGGGCAAGTATGTACTCGGCTTTTTCATTACACCGGAAGACGAAATGCGCGAAAGAGCCGCCATTCGTTCATCCATCCTGTTCTTTCAGACCTACGGCAAGGGCGCAAAACCGCGTATGCACGGCGAGTATTACACGCCCGGAACGCATCAGGCAAAAGACAGTGAAGATAGCAAGAAGTGGCTACCCCTTGATACAGCAGCCCTTTACTGCGGATGCAAAGCGGAAATCATCAGCAAAGCAGGTCAGAACGGCGTGATTGAACGACGTGTCTATAAGCGCAATGCCAACCGTAACTATTATGAGTATAACATCGCTGATTTAGACAAGTTTATACGCGACAATCATCTCCTCTAACAAAGTAATCAACTCGCAATGTGGAAGATAGCCAAGAGCTAATAAGAGTTAAAAATCAAATTTGCCCGGCGATTTAATTTGGATAATTAAAGTAAATGCTTTAACTTTGCGACGTGGTTATAAAAGTAAACACTTAAACAAATAAATATATCAACATGGATTTATCCTCAAATCAAGAGCCGACAACGCAGGCCACAAAGGTCTGCACAAGATGCGGCAAAGAATTGCCGGTTGACCAGTTCAGCCGTCGCAGTAGCTCGGCTGACGGGTTGCAGATGTGGTGCAAGTCGTGCCAGCGTGAATCACAACGTATCTCGCGCAGTAATCGCCAATTACCCCCCCAATCAAGGGCGACCCGTCATCCCCGCTTGCGGAATTTACACCGCGTCAGCTTATCGAAGAATTGCATAATCGTGGCTATCGCGGCGAGCTTCAATACCTCTACACTATAAAGGTCTGAGATATGATAACGAAGATAACCCCGGATTTAGTGGAAAAATGGGCTGAGTGGCTTGACCACCAGCCCAAAACCACTGCACTAACCGAAGAGCAGATGCAGACATTCGTTTTGGCGACCATGCACGAAAGCAAAATCGAAGCCAACGAAGAACTCAAGAACGATATACTGAATGGCGGGCCGTCTATGGAACGTCTATTCTACAACCGCGTCAAAGCCTGTCACACCTATACCATCACATTTGCCGTCGCCCTCGCTATGGCAAGTATCACGCGAACACCCGGCGAAGTCACGATGTACGCCAATTACTTGCAGTATAAGGCGAAGAAGATGGGAAAGGGTCTATTGCGGATGCAAGACATCGGGATGCACATTCTGCCGTATGGCGTATTTTCACGCGATACAATGCGCGAAGCGTGGGATAGGCAGAAATGCTCGCACAACCTCGGCTCTGACAACATTCTTGACCATAACGAAGCACAAGGAACAATCGAAATCAAACAAGGCTAATGTTTTACGAAGATACAGGGCAATTTACACCCAAACAAATCAAGTTGGCAAAGGAAATAGCCAGCAAAATCAAGGCATTGCGCAAGTCCGGGTGCGCCATCGTTGCGCGTCAAGATAGCCTATACGCCTACATATCCGAGGAGTGGAATAATTCTACTTGTGACACAACCCCATACCCGTTGAAGCATCTGGACTGTGGCGATATAACCGACGCAGGCGCAGATGATACTGATTATCTTGAGGAATGGTATATTGAAAACAACTAACCACTACCGCTATGAAGAAGATGTGTTTTTCAGAGCGTTTCGGTCTGCATGACGCTGTTCTTGAAGACCGGAAAACGCATACAAGAAGAATGATACCACTGTCGGCACTTGCCAAAATCGAAGCCTTTCAGCGTGAATACTACGAGGCTACGCTTGACCGCCTTGACGGAATAGAATTGCTTGAGCAATACTATATCGTTGAAGAAAAGGGCAAATTGCCTTTCAAAGTCGGCGACATTGTAGCCGTGGCACAAAGGTATTGCTCAATCCTTGACGAACTTGAAGACCCCAAAAATTTCTGTTGCATGGGGCATTGGGAGTTTGCAAAAGGAAAACGTGCGCATTACGCCGGCTTTCTGCATCATCCCGGCTTTATGAACAAGATGTTTGTCGATGCCGAAGAAATGCCACACCAAATCAAAATCAAAAGGGTATGGTTTGAACACCTGCAAGACATATCTAACGAGGATTGTCTGAAAGAGGGCATCGATAAATGGACTGCGCAAGGGAAACGTTACTATGGTTTCTTTGATAACGATAAAGGCGTATTCTCGCATCATCCCACTCCACGCGATGCTTATGCCCATCTTATAGAGCGCATATCCGGCAAAGGAACTTGGGCGAGCAATCCCCTTGTTATAGCCTATGAATTTGAAAAGGTAAAGTAATGGGAAGATACACGGCAAATTGCAGATGTGGCGGTGTGGTAGTCATCAGAACCAACAACGCTTTTCGCGTACCGGAACTGCTTACAAAGCATGGATGGCGTTTAATCGACCCATACAAAAGCTCCTACGATATTAAAACCAACTGGCGATGCCCTATGTGCGCGGCAGCTTACGAAAGTCTAAAGAAAGGAAAACTGATATGAAAGAACGTGTATTTTGCGACCTTGAGGGTCTGGCAGGCGTAAGACGGCGTAAAGTCGGTGTATACGCTATTACGGAAGCCGATGCGTTGCAGATAAAGTCTATACTTGAAAGTAAACACGCTTGCACATCCGCAGGCAGTTATGGCGCAATCAATATCTGGAAGACTGATGCCGGCGAAATTCGCGGCGAAGCCATGCAGAACCTTTGCTACCTTGAAGTGTGCATCTTCGCCACCTACGCAAAAGCCGCAGAATGGGCGCAGAAATGGCTTGACAGGATAAACGGCAGAGATATAGTGGAAACGTCTTTTGACGAACCTAACTACGCTTTTAAGCGCGACGTGGAACGTATTATGATGGCTTCGCGTAAGAATATGCTTGATGCTTTCTGTACGGCGGTCTGCAACAACTGGCAGAACCATGACGGCAACGGCAACCCATGCCCTCGGAACTGCTGCCCTAAATTCAACAAATTCGTAGAGCTGATAAAGACCACGCCTATACGTGGACTGGAAACAACCGAAGCCAAAGAAGCTGTAACCAAATACATCAACGACAATGAATCCACAAAGTGAAGAAATCCGCAAAACGGCCATAAACGACCTTTTGAACGCTGACTCCTTTGTCTGTATCACGATAAAGGACGGCAAGCTAAACATGGCCACACTGACAAATCCTGAACGCCTCGGAATAATGCTGCTTGAAATCATGCGCAGCAATCCGGCTTTCGCCAATAGCGTCAATCTTGCAACCCTCGCTTACGCACGGGAACAACTACACCATAATGCAAACTTCAATCAGCAATAATCAGTATTTAATAAGGTTTTTGTTTGGTGGGATAAAAGTAAATGCTTAACTTTGCGCTGAAAAGATAAACCAAAAACTTATAACAGTTGAAAAAGAAAATCTACATCTCCCTCCCGATAAGCGGGCGTGACCTTGAAGTAGTGAAACAACGTGCTAACTACATCAAGGAATCGGTTATTGCGGATGATTATGAGGGCGTAACGCCCTTTGACATCTGCCCGGATAGCACGTTGTCATATTCTGAACTTATGGGGCGCGACATTGCCGGCTTAATGGAGTGCGATGGAGTCTTATTCGATTTTGACTGGAACGAGTCAAAGGGTTGCCGTATTGAAATGGCAGTGGCTCGTAACTGCAACATCCCCGTCTATAAACTCGCCGACGAAAGGGTCGTGGAAGATGCCGATACTCGACTGTTCACAATCACGCTGAATAAGCGTCAGCTTGAATTGCTGTCAGAAGCATCCGACTGCCATTCACGGAATACTTGCGGTCAGTTAGATGTAGGTCTTGAAGAAGTCATTGAAAAGGCTATCGCACGGACTTACAGCACCGCCGATTTTGACAAACGCCATGAAATAAGCGAAAAAGTCAAAACGCTCCTGCATGAAGTCAAATCCCTTGTCTGGGATTTAGGCCCCGGAACAAACAAAGGCGTGAAGTACGATGATGGGGCTGACGTACTTTTCGACATCCATCAGGTAATTCGTCATCATTTGTGGAAGATTAAGCCTGAACCGAAATATCATTACACCAATGATGCGGCAGATGCTACAATCTTCGGAAGCCAGCCGGCAATAACCATCAAAACCCTTGCAAGAGATGAATGACAATGTTATCGTAATCGCCGATGTCAGCTCGTCGTATTTCTCGGTGGCGCGTTATAGCGGCGGTATAAAGTTCAACGGAACGGTTTACGTCTATTGCCGTGAACGCGATATTCTGGTAAGAGAAGACTGGGAGAAATTCTACCGCAAATTGCCGTGGGAAACTTTCATCGCAGCGGTCAAGACCGGCAAGAAACCCGAACTACCGAAAAAGCCTGCAAGGGTTAAGGCTCAGAGAAAAGAACAACCCGATAATCAACCATCATTATTTGACTAATGGACTTACTGAATCTTATACTCAAGCGGAAGAAATACCGCATGATAACGCTGCACACGATTAACGACGAGCCGATATTCGTTGTAGAGGTGCGCGGTCTGCTATTCTGGCACGTGGTAAAGTCGTTTGAAAGCGACGATGCCGTTTATGCGCGGAACTGCGCCGAGGAGCTTCTGGATACGCTTAACGAGGAAATCCTTTAGCCGATGCCACCGAAGAAAAAGAATCAGACCGTCATCCATGAATTTGCGTGTGAAATTTTCCCACGGAAATTGTGGATAGTCAAGAAGCCGCCACATGGGTATCTGGAGAAGCATTTTCAGACCGCCGACGGCGAAAAGCTCCACGAATATGATGTTGAAGATGCAAAGGCTGTCACTTACAAGGAAATTTACAACATCGACACCGACAAGCTCGGCATCCTGATTGTCTTGCTTGAAAGCAACATCACCGTTTCGGACTGCGCCCATGAAGCTACGCACTTTGCAATGGAAATGTATGCGGCTATTGGCGAAGAAGTCAGCACCGAGCATCAAGAAGTCATGGCGTACCTTGTAGGCTACGCCACCGACTGCATCTATCAAGTAGTTACCAACAAATTCAGACCAATGTTCGATGGAAGCCGAGAAATATCCTAATCCGCAGTTGCCGACACTCGCCATACATTATCAGTTGGGCGACTGGGTACGCGAATATACATCTATAACCGGAAAGGAATCGCCGGCGATGTATGTCGTGGCCATGTTCAAGGATGTGCTATATCTTGAAATAGACCCCGAACAGGGCGACCCCTTTGAGGTTGATTATGAAGATGTGCGGCCTATCCCACTGACCAAAGAATTTCTCGTTGAAAGGGATATTTACGGAAAGCGCATTGTCAACGATGAACACGGCATAGAGGAAACAATACCCGGTGTTGCATCCAAATGGGATTTGAACGACTGGGTTGACATTCACAAGTATAAAGACAAGTTCATTGCCAAATACCACGGAAGAGGCGATGAGTATCTTCACGTGGTCTATCTACGCTACGTTCACGACCTCCAGCACTTCTACCGGATGTTTGAAATCGATAAGCCTATAATCGTATGAGATGCCCGGTGTGCAATGGCGTTGGAATGGTTGACAATCCGCGATTCTACAACAGGCCATGCTGGGACGCATGGGAAAGCGGAATACCTACAAGAATACGATGCCGACACTGCGGTGGCTATGGCTTTATTATAGGCGAAATCAGCGACATCATCCCGGCACTGCAAACGGCAGTAGATGAACATCGCGGGCTGACCGCAAAGGAAACAAAGCAAATACTAACGACACTTCTTAAAGAAAATGAATCTTAACGAATATCAGGAAGCCGCCCTTAAAACGGCGATTTATCCCAACGACGGCAAGGTTAACTATCTTGCGCTTGCCATCTGTGGCGAAGCCGGAGAATTAGCCGATAAGGTCAAGAAAATCTTGCGCGACAAGGACGGCGAATACAAGGAAGCCGACAAACACGCCCTCGCGCTGGAGCTTGGCGATATTATGTGGTATGCCGCGAACCTGTCAAGTGTTCTCGGTTATAGTCTTTCTGAAATTGCGGAACTTAATATAGCAAAAATCGCCGGCAGAGTGGAACGTGGTACGATTCACGGAGTCGGCGACAATAGATAATCATCATGGCTGCTGACACGACATTATCAATAACGCAGATAGAGCTTGGACTCGCGCAATATTTCAATTTTCGGAACAATGTAATCGTGCCTAACGTATCATGGGGCTTACTTAACCATGAAGCCGACCTGTTGATACTGAACAAAAGCGGTTATCTTACCGAAATTGAAATCAAACGAAGCTGGGCAGACTTTCTCGCAGACTTTCGGAAACGGCATACGCACGAAGACACAAAGGTATCGTGGCATTACTACGCAGTGCCGGAGTCAATCGTTGATAAATGCCGTGAAAAACTTGCAGAAGTTGACCCCGGACACAGATGGGGTCTTATCAGCTATGCCGCGTCATGGGATGGCGAGTGCTGGCCTAAAATAGAATCGCAACCGTCAAACATACACTATCATTGCAGTGAACGGAAATTGTATTTAGAGGAGCAATTTCAGCTTGCAAGACTTGGTGCAATGCGCACGTGGTCACTTAAAGAAAAAATCATCAAAAATGGAAAATAAATCCAATATCATTGTCAAGAAGCATACCGGCGTGGAGCTTGTTCAGCTTGCCGCCAGTTTTACATCCGGGCATGAAAGCAAGATAACGCTTAAACGTGCCTATAAGACGGAACACTCCATAATCCGCACCCAGATATTCACTGTGGAATGTTATGGTATCCCCTTGTTCGTAAGCACCCATTTCATCCGCCATCACGTAGGCTCGCAGCCCTATCAGCTTACATGTCGCATCGACCGACCCGGCGGCGGTAATCCACATCTCAAGGAGCGCATCGCCGAAGTCAACGCACTGCTTGCCGACGGAAAGATTGAGGAGGCTTGCGATATTCTGGACTGGCTCGCCGACAATTCAGACCGCTACACAAAGGTCAATCTTCTGCTTTTCGCCAACGCGCAGAGCCTAATCGATATGGCGAAGTTGCGTCTATGCACAAAGGCTTCGCCGGAAACCCGCGAGCTGTTTCAGACCATCAAGGCAAAGATTGCCGAAGTTGACCCGGATTTAGCTCCGTTTCTTGTTAGGAAATGCGTTTACCGTGGCGGTATCTGCTGTGAACAGAAATGCTGCGGCTACAACAAGACAGAACTATTCAAAAAGGAACTGGAGCATTACAAGCTGCAATTCGTAAACTGATGCCGTTATGGAAGAAGAGGGTTTACAATACATCGAATTTCAAGATGAACTTTGTCGGCTACGCTACACAATCGCCAAATACAAGGAACACGACAAGAAGCGTAATCGGTACATGGCGCATCTTGAACGTCTGAACGATAGATATAGGCAAAAGGTTGAAAGCCTTGAAGCACTTACGGAACGTCAGCACGAAGAAATCGACGAGCTGATGGATGCCTATGATGGCGCAAAACCTCTTATCGCCGACCGGTCACATCGCGCCTATGTTTACGAACTGGTAAAACGCGCCAACGAAGCAAGAAAATTGAAGCGGAAATGCGACAACATCGAAGAAGAAAACAAAACGCTTCACGACAAGAATAAGCGGCAGAAAGAACATATTCAGTCGCTGAAAGAAAAGATTGAAGCGTTGGAAAACGTAATCAAATTACTACACAATGGGAAACGATAAACTTATAGATTTCAGTCAGGATGCCGAATTTGCAGACTGCATCGTCAATGAAGACGTCAGCCGGTATAAGGCAATCGTGGAAAACATGACGCAGAAATTCATCGCTAAGAACCACGACTACGGCAATTCATTCTCTGAGTCGGTACAGGAATTTGGTGCGACCTCCGGCCCGGTTATCGGCTTCGCGCCCATCATGCACAAATTCAACCGCCTCAAGAACCTTATTAAAGGCGAGCAAGCACTTGTGACTGACGAAACAACGGAAGATACGTTGCTTGATATAGCAAACTACTGCATCATGCTGAAAATGGAATTAGATAAACTCAAAACGCCATGCAGTTAAAAGGATTAAAGGTGTGGCTGTGCGCCGTAGTCTTCGCTATCATACAGATGACAGCAGACGTTGTTAAAGCCATCTATCAGGAAAACTATGTTATTATGATTCTTGAGGGCGCAACACTTGTGTGGATGTGCTGGCTCGGCAAGTGGGCATATCGTCAAAACAAAAGGAAGAAAGCCAATGGATGAACTCAGATACATAAAGCCAATTCAGCTATTCGCGGAAGCCGAAGAAAAGCGACTACGCGACATTATGGTTGACATCCGGGAGTATGACTCACCACAAATGGTACGCGCCCGCTTCGATATGCGGAAAAGCGAATTGAAGTTAACACCCAGAATACCTCGGTTGGCATCCGACGGCGCGGAAGAAGAATACATGAAGATTCTCAAGGAGGGCGGGCTATCCGGCTGCGAATTTGCGATTAACAACGGCATTGAGTCCATTATGACAACCTTTGTTAAGGAACTTATCAGGCAAGGATTAGTTGTTTGCGAAATCAAGGATGCAATGTATGACCCCAAAAGAATCTGCATAGAATTGTCGGCGGTTGTAGGTGTGCCGAAGAAAGCGCGTAAGCGATTTGACATAGATGTGACGGAATAAGTTAAGGGCGATTGGTTTTGATGCCGACCGCCCTTAATTCTGCGTCTATGTGGGATTATAGGGTGCGCTTGCTTGGGTCTGGCTCTTCAAACTTGAGCATCATGTGGCAGAAAGTGCGTTGTGGATTTATGGAATAATCCGACCCTTTGCCACGATAAATCAGATGGTACACGTCATCACTTTCTTGTGGGACTTGTAGCGTAATCTTGCCTTTATACATCAAGGCAAGAAAGGCGTTTTTCTTTGTGCGGAAATCAGCCGGGGTCTTGCCGGTGATAGTAAAGTCAAGTATGACATCACGCGATGCGTATTTAGGCGCATCTTCCACGACAACGCGCTTGCCGTGTTCCAGTCTTGACTCGTTTTCGATGTTTTCTTTCAGCGACAGTGGCTCGGTTAATGCGTCCAGAAAGCCCTCGCCCATGCGCACACCGTAGTCTTGATATACGGTGCTGCTTCCGTTTATTCTTAATTCGGGTAGTGTTGCCATATTAGATATTTTTCGTGTTCTTTTTGATTTCCGCTATATCAGCCTGCATGGTCTGTATCGGCTTCACAATCGCGCCAGTATTCTCGCTGATGGTTTGCAATTCGATGTAAATCTTTGCAAGCTGACGCTCGATGTTGTCCTGATGAACATTGAAGCGGCTATATTCCATCGCTATCTGGAGCAATTCGTCAGTCATGTCGGCAAGCGATAATGTGTGCTGATTCTCGTTTGCACGGATAGATTCAACGGCTATCTGCAACGCCGTAAGTCTGCCCTCAATCGCATTGCCGGTGTCCTGTGACATTCCTTCAAGTGTTCGGCTTGATGATTGCTGCTCGGATGAGCCATCCCAGCCCATAGCCTTTTTAAGATTGTTGCGGTCATTGACGGCATCGCCTACAATGTTATCCCAGTCGCGCTTCAAGCGTTCCTGCTCTGCGGCGGTAAGACCATCTTGGTCATCCATAGCGGCGGCAAAGTCTTCATACCACTGCTTGAGCTTTTCGTTGTACTTGGAGTTCATTAGGCTGTTAATAACGGCCTGTTGCATCATCTTTTCAAAGTTGTTGGCGAAGTCCTCGCTATCGGATTCCATGTCAAGAAGCATCGACTTAAACTCGTCCTTGACGCTATCAAACGACACGTCAGTCAGCGACTCACGGAATGCGTTCTCAAGCTCTTCAAGTTCTTTGTAGTATTCGATGTATTCATCCATGAACTGCGCGGCATCCTTGTGGCCGTCATCGGCAAGACCTTTAATTTTGGCGTAAAGGTCAGGTGCGCTCTGTGCAACCTTTGCCATCTGCTCGGAAGTAAGATTCCAAAAGTCACCGGCACTGCGCACCGACTTGCCTACGATAGCAGAAATACGCGACCAATCATCGCCGCTCATGCCCTTATTTATCTTATGGTTTGAAGACTTGTGTCCTCCAATACCCAAGAAGCCATTAGAATACGCCGCGCCGGAACGTGACATCATTTCCTGAGTATTCTTCATCGCCTTTTCTATATCGCCTTTCTGCTGCTGATATAGTGCGCCCATATCGGCAGTGGCGGCATCCCGCATTTCATCGGCAAGATTATCCACGGCCTTGCGAAGTGCCTCGTTGGTAGCGGTCAAACGTTCAATGTCTTCCTCAAGATGCTTGTCGCTTTCGCCGTTACCCCACCAATCAAACCAACCGCCAAGTGTGAAGATTGATTTGAAGATGCCGAGGATGCCTTTGTAAAGGCTTTCGCCAATCTGACGGAAAAGACCCTCCTTGAAGTTGAGTATGTTGCCGATAATGCCTGAAATAGCATTAAGGATTGAATCAAGAATCGCTGTAATAAGTGGCCCTAATCCATCTTTAAGAATATCAAGTATTTTAAGAATAGAAGCTATAAGTCCAGCTATAAGTCCAGCCTTTCCAAGACCTTTAGCCATGCTACCAACTGCTTGCGAGGCTTCGCTCACTGCATCCCCGGCTTCACTAACTACACCTGTGATTTCACTTGATAATTTATCGGCAGCGCCGGATGCCGAATCGCTAAAATCTTCAAAGGAAAGTCCAAGTTTTGTCATTGCATCCTTAATTAACTGCGGTGAGTCTTCAAGTGCGGATGCAAATGCTTCTGCGCCCTCTGCTGCGGCATCTTTAAGGTCAGTAATCGCTTTGGATGCTTCCTCAAAAGCCGATAAACCTTTCAGACCATCGATAGCACCCTTTAAGGAGTCAAATGCGTCCCAAAGGTCTGCCAACTGCGAAAAGCCGGAATTGCTCAAGAATGTATAAATTTTGCTGACCGGCTTGATGACGTTCTTTGCAGTTTGCGACAACATCATGCCGGAGCTTTTTACTGTATTCTGCGCCTGCTGTAATGCGAGGTTGGAATTTGCCACGGTTGCACCATAGTTGTTGACCGCGATAGTCGCATTTTCATAAGCCTCTTGCGCAACCCTCAACTGTTCCGGTGATGTTTCTGGATTATTGCGCACTCTTTCAAGATTCCTCTGGGCTTCCGATTGGACTTGTGTAAGGCGACTTAATTCGGCAGTAACTCGTGTATCGTTTTCGGTAGCGATGCGTAATTCATCAAGGGCTTTCTGATAAGCCATCAATGATGAAGACAAATCTTGCCACGATTGATTAGAGCCAAGCTGCTGACGCATACTTTCCATGGCCTCTATAACGGTTTGCTGATTCTCTGCACCGGATTGACGGAACGACTCGGTTTTTACATATTTCTGCAACTGCTCATAAAGCGGTTCAAGCTGACCGCGCATAATAACGCCAACGTTATCAAAGACAGTGTACCAGTCAATCTGATTCATTACCGCATTTGATTCAAACTGCTCTTCCTCGGCAAGTTGCTGCCGTTGCAAGGCAAGACGCTCGCCCTCGCTTTGGGCGTTTCTTATTTTTTCTGCATATTCTTCTGCGATAGCAAGTTTTTTCTGCTGGAAAGACCCAAATTCTTTCAGATAGTCACGCATAGCAGCGAAGTCTTCCTTAAACCTTGCTTCAAGGTCAGTTGATTCATTGACATCAATCAACTGGCTCTGTGTGTCAAAGCCTATGTTGTCTTTAGCCTGTGTAAGCCAATCCTCGCGCATCTTCTTCAACTGTTCGTCGGAGAATTGTGCATAATACTGATATTCCTTACGACCTTTGCCACCCTTGAGCCATTCCTGCAAGGCGTTCTTTTCAAGTGTCTGCGCCTCCCTTTCGGCTTCTTTCAAAAGAGCCTGACGCTTCTTTTCGGCAGTGAATTTGATAGTGGCTATTTCCTTTTCGGAATTATCCTCCATCTGTGCGATTTCAAGCTCACGCTGATTGTTTCTTTCTTCCTGTAAAAGTTCAGCGGTTCGACGCTCCTCTTCCAACTGCATCTTACGAAGCTCGTATGCCCTTTGCTTAGGGTCATCCTTACTGCCGCCTTTCTTATTTCCTTTCTTGGATTTATCGCGCTTATCAAGTGCTTTAAGCTGCTGCTCGTAGTATTTATACAATGCGCTTGACTGGTCAACCTTTTGCATCTGCGAGTTGATAGACTTGCGGATTTCAGAAAATTCCTCGGTTGTTTTGGCGTTCTGAATCTGGCTTTCAAGGGCGGTCTTGATAGACTGCATAGCCTGACTCTGATTGCCTTTATTTCGGTTGTATTCGCCCACCATTAAGTCGTTTTTTAACTGACGATACAATCGCTTATCAACATCAGACATTGCACCCTCGCCCAACTGTGTACCATAACGGTCAATAAACTGCTGCAATAGTGCCGATTGCTCGGAATTAAGATGATAGTTCTTGCCGCCCATCTTGAAATTGCTTCGCAGACGGGCGTTTCGCACAATCGCATTATAAGCATCAAAATCAGCTTTCGCCATCTTTGTGCCGGGAGCGATTTTGCCATTCTTTCCGTATTTGGCAAGGAGGTTCTGTAAGGTCTGACGTTCTGCGCCGGTCGTGTTCAAGACCTGACCGCCCACATCGCGGAGCGTAATCTTGATTTTGTCAAGTGTATTAAGGGCAATATCAAGATATTTGGTGTCAATGTAAGGCGTGGCTACGGCGTTGTCAACGTCTTTCATCTTGTCTTCCGCTTGCGCTGCCTTTATTGACGTTTCATCCAGCGCGGTATTATCGGTTGTAGGTGTAGCTGACGATTCATCGACATCGCCAATCTTTTCTTCCGCTTGTCCGGCGGCTTCAAAAAGTTCATGTATGTTGATGGGGTCCGCCAAAGGTTTAACCGGTTTTGCGTTGATTTCATCAACCTCTTTCGATACCTTTGTCAGCTCCTCGGTCAACTTCTTTGAGTCAAAGGTGGAATAGTCGATTTCGGGCTGTGCCGCAGCCGCACGTTCAGCGGCATCCGCAGCCGCATTTGCTTGGGCTTGCGTCTTTTGGGTTAGTTTGTCAAGTGTATTAGTCTTATTGACAAGCTCGGAAACGAGTTTAGATGTGTCCTTGATGTCAAGAACATACTGCTCTGCAAACCCCATCTGCTTCGCCAGTGCCTTTGCATCCATGTTTGCTGTCTGGGCTATTTCTGTCTGCAAACGAGCAATTTCCTGACGCGCCTTTATTGCTGCTGCATTTTCATGCTTACCACCATTCTCATCATAGGTCACATTGGCGGCATATTCCTTTTCAGCATCCTCAAGGAGTTTGACCATCTCGGTAAGTTCGGCTTTTTTGTTTTCCACCGTACTTGCTATGGTGTCGGCCATAATCTTGGATACTTCGGCAGCTTCCCCGGATGAATCGTTTTCAATGATTTCTTTCATTTCATCCTTGAAAGATGTAGTGGCGGCATCCTTTTCTTCCTGAATAGTTGCAAGACGATTGGCGGTCTGTCGTGCTTCGCCCTCTGCCAGAATCAGTTGGTTAAGTTGCGCACGGGCTTCATTTAACTGCTCAATCTTATCCTTTTCCTTGTCGATGTGGATACCGTATTCTTCCGCCATCTTGATAAGCTCCTCTACGGCATCCTTGTGTACCCGGCTATCCTTGTTCACGGAGTTCATTACGGCGTATAGCGTATCGATGTTGTTTTTCAGCTTCAACGTGGATTCGCCAAATCTTTCAGGCATAGCGGATGATTCCTCAGCTTCGTCCTTAAACGACATAAATAGGCCGATGACGGTTGTCAGGGCGGTAATTATCATGCCGAAGGGATTGGTCATAAAAGCGACCTTGAGGCTATTCCATGCGTTCTTGCAGGCGTTTGTGGCCGCAGTCAGCGCATACTTTCCTATGGTCAACGCCTTATCCTTTGCCGTAGCAAGTGCGGTCACGATTGTGCCGCGACTGGTTGCGGCGGTATTAACGTTGGTGGCCGCAGTATTAGCGGTTGTCGCGGTTGTTTCCCCGATGACGGCGGCTGTTTCGGTTTGCTTCTGCACGGCCTGTTGTGCGGTAATCGCGCCGTTAAGTTCCTTTTGGGCGGTGTTCACGCCCTCGGCTGCTGACTGCTGGGTGGTAATAGCGGAAGCCTGCTCCTCTACTGCGGCCATGTATTCTTCGGCGGCGGCTTTCTTATCGTCGGCATCGCCGGCGGCTTCTGCCATCTCCATCAGTTCTTTTGCTGACTCAACGCGCCTTTCCGCAGCTTCTACAAGTTGGTCGCTTGCGGCTTTCTGCATGTTCGCGCTTTCAAGTGCCGCCTGCTTTGTATCAACGAGTGCCTGTGCATAGTCGCGCTCATTCTGCAAGCGTTCAGCGGTATCATTCGTGATTATTCCGTTGGCATTGGAGTCGTTGATGTCGGCATCAAGGCCACGCCCGGCTTCTTCGCGCTGGGTCTGCATGTCCTTGAGGTGCGTTTCATAGGTCTTCTGCGCCTCTTCTGCGATACGGCGTTCATTCTCGGCGATGCGCTGCTGTTCCTGCTGCCATAAACGCCCCTGCTGGATTGAGTCGGCATACGTCTGGTCGATAGACCCTTTCTCAAGAGCCTTGCGTATGTCATCGTCGTAGCCCTCCATCATCTTGGCGTTCTGCATTTCCTGTATCTTGGCAAGTTCAGCATTGAAGCCATCCACGATGCCCTTTGAAGCGTCGATAACGGATTGCTTGGCCGCGAAATTGGAAAGCATCACGGAGGTCTTGTAAACACCGAAAGCCGCCGCAGCGGTGGCGAGTACCGGAATGATTCTGCCGATATTGTCAACAATAGTGGAAGCCGCGTCAATAACGCCCACAAGCGCACCCTCCATATTCTGACCCATGTCATTAAACATCAAGTCCATCGAGTCATTCAGCTTGGCGATTGCACCCGGTATGGTCTTTGATGCCGTTTCCGACATCTTGTAGTATTTGCCGCCCTCGCTTGTTGCGTCAAGAAAAGCCTGCTGAACCATCTCGGCTGAAATCTTGCCCTGCGACATTTCTTCCTTGAGCGCACCGATAGATTTGCCGGTCTTTTCGGATATGACCTGCAATGGCTGGAAGCCTGCGTTTACCATCTGCATCAAGTCCTGACCCATCAGCTTGCCCGCTGCCGACATCTGCGAAAACGCAAGCGAAAGCGACTGAAAGCGGCGGGTGTCACCCATCGCAATATCGCCGATAGCCTGTAAGTATCGCGGAACTTTATCAGCGTCAATGCCGAAGCCGAGCATCATCTGCGCGGTGGAAACAGTGGGCGCAAATTCAAGCGGCGATATTTTGGCAAACTCCTGTAATTCGGCGTTCAGCTTCTCGCCCTTACGCTTGCCAATCATCGTTTCGATAGATGCGTTCATCTGCTGGAACTGACCGCGTATGCTTGTGATTTTGGTAAGGAACTCACCCAGACCATACACGCCGGCAAGACCGCCCACGGCCATCATCGGTCGCGTCAGTAAGTCCTGTATGCGGTTGACCTCGGTAAATATTCCACTGAGGTTTTTCTTGATGCCAAATTCCATTTCCGCACCACTGCGCATTGCGGCCTGTGCAAGCTGACGATAACGCGCCGTGCTTTCGGCGAGTTTCTTGTTCAGTGCATCAATCGACGCGCCGGCCTGCCCCGGCCTAAAATTCTGAATTTGGGTCTTGGTCTTTGCGATTTCCTGTTGTAAACGTATCAGTTCGGAGTAATCCGCATCTACGTCAAATGCTAAATATGGCATGGCTGTTGAGTTGTTATTTTCAATCAGCCAATTTACCATGAAAGAGGGTGTTACACATTATTTTCCGCGCACGTATAACGTACTATCAGAAAAAAGTCGTAACTTTGTGCTTTGAAAGGCTAAAGGGTGTGCGCAGAAAGGGAATGATAAACCAAATATCACCCCTACTGCCAAGATGAACGAAAGTGCAAAAATCAACATTGGAAAGGTAGCAGCGTTGAAGAAGCTGCGAGAAAAAGTGAGCGAGCTTTCCGATGTAATGAAAGAATTGGGCGAGCCGATTCTTGATGACCTTGCTCTCCTACCAGCAATCTACGAAGCATACAAACGTGTGTTCCAACGTCGCGGATGCCCGGATGAAGCCACAAGCGTCCGCAACCGCAAGAAATTTCTCATGGTCGTGTTGTATCTCTATTCGCCGAAAGCACTCGCCGGCGACAGGATGCGCATGGGATTACGAAAGAAAGTGTCGGAATTGTTCGGCTTGACTACAAGCACCCCAATATCCGACAACTGCGCGGGTCTTATCGTGCAATATCACGCTTACGCGGATTTCAGACGCGACGTTGACCTTATTTTTCAAGAGGTTTTGGATTCTCTTGATGATAAATTTATTGTTACTGACTAAATAGCGGAATACGTCGGCATCTTGATAGCATCTGCCGGATAACCGACCATCGCTAACGCCTCGGAAAGATAAACATCCATATTGGCGATAGCGGTGCGCCCCGACATGCCCAGTCGCCAGAAGTACGACTGATATTCTTCCATGCTTTGATTCAGGTCAAGATGATACTTTTCAAAAAGACCCTTGATGACGGCGCAATCCTCGTACCGTTCAGTGGATAAGGCGTATTGGAATATGACGGTCAAAATCTGACTGCCGTAATCCATCAACGCCCTTTCAAACTTATTCTCCATAGACGGGAACGACTTTAAGCTGCGCCCCGCATTTGGGGCAAAGGAACTCGTCCGCAGGTCTTTCTTTATTCGGCGCGGTGGCACGGATAGCGTCAAGCTCTTCATCCGACAAAAGCAGACTCCATGCCGGAACACCGAGGGCTTCGGCAATCTTTACAAAGGTTTCAACTTTGGGCATCGTGCCACGGATAAGCTGATTAAGACCTACGGTAGTCATGCCCAGTCTTTCCGCAAGGTCTTTCTGCGTTACACCGGCTTCGATGATGCGCTCTCTGATTCTGTTCTCCATTTCCTATTTTTCGGGTTAAAGTAAACTGTTTGCAAAGTTAACAAAATAGGAATATAATTAAAGTGTTCACTATGTTAAATAGTGTTAAGACAAAGCATAAACTTATATTATTATTTAGTAGATTAAATTATTTACTTTAACTTTGCATCGTAATCAATAACACTAATAAAAGTAAAAGGTATGAAACTGATAACAAAAGCACTTGAAAAGTCCTTTGCAAAATATCCCCTGTATTCGCAGGATGGCAAGGGCAATGACGCGGTAGTAATCGCAAAATTCTTTCTGCCGGGTAGCGGCTTCACATGGTACGTCACAGAAGCAGAAAAGCAGGCCAACGGCGACTACATGTTCTTTGGCTATGTAGAGGGCTTGGATAGCGAGCTTGGCTACTTCACACTGTCACAGCTTCAAAACGTGCGCGGTCGCTTTGGCTTGCGCGTTGAACGCGACATGTATTTCAACAACGGCAAGACCACACTTGCTCAAGTGAAACGCGAAAACGAAATGGCATACTAAACAACATCAACGGGCGAGCCGGTCATTAGATGGCATGGCTTGCCCGCCCTAATACCCACAAGACAATGATACTCAAACTCAAATACATCGGCGTTAACGACTGGAGCTATCGCGTGTATGAAGACCAGAAAGGCCGTCGCTACGGCAATATAGAATTAGAAGATAGCAACGACATAAGCGCAATCTATCTCTTGACGGCTGACTACGAAGAGCCACTTTGCCCCATAACCGACTGCAAAGATTTAGAGGCGGTTGAAATCACACACCGCGATGGCAGTGTAAACACAATCACAATCCCCAACAAATAAAAAGCTATGGCGACAAGTCAGGAACTACCGGAATGGATGACCGAGGAGCAGATGGATGAACTCGCCGGCATCATCGACAACATCATCGGCAAGGGCATCGGTCTGACAACCCTCGCTGTTTGGGATGACTGACGGAAAAAGACCTATTTACGACTTTGTGTAATAGGTCGTAAGAGAGCGACACCGAAATGTTTTGCGATGCGGAAATAACAGTAATTTAGCATCGTAAAACATCGTGGGTTGGAGCAGTTGGAAGCTCGCCAGTTTAACTTGCTGGAGGTCGTCGGTTCGAGTCCGACACCCGCTACAAATAACATCACTTACAAACAAAAATCAATGAAAAAGTTAACCCTACAAATTGACAAAAAGTGCTTTCAGGCAATTCTGAAAGGCGAGCAGAAAGTCGAGCATCGGAACGTGTATCCCAACAACGCCAAGAAGTATGTCATCGAAGAAGACAAGACTGATGAAAACGGCGAAGCCATCACGGTTGTAACACCGGTTCACTACGATGCCCTCACCCTTATCAATGGTCGCCGCAAGGATGCGCCCCGTCTGACCGTGGAGGTCGTATCGGCTGAATTTGTCGTACTGACCGACGAAGACGGCAATGATTTGACCTTTGAAGAGAATGGCGAAGTGTACTATGTTTGTCAGGTATGGTACACCCTCGGAAAGGTTCTTGAAACCGCCAACATTAACGAATAATCATTAACCCTTTAACACTATAAGTGAGTTAGACGTAGAATTGATAACAACTATGGCCCCCGTCGGAACATGAACGGTGCCGGTGCCGGTGGCCGACTCGTAGCCCGTCGCACCCCTGCGGGCGTAGTTGCTGGTCGTAGCCAGCTCGGAAATCGTGAACAGCGTCGCGCTGACCTCCGCGCAGCCTTTGCTGACCAAATCCGCGCCGCTGGTGGAACAACCGGCTAAACCCTAAATCATGGCAACGCAGAATGTAAACAAGTACGCAGAAACCATGTCAATAATTCGGCGTATCCGTCAACAGACGGATACTGCCGTTTTATATTATTCAGCCGGTGGAAAGGATGGCATCGCATTGCTTGACATGTTAGCCCCGGTTTTCAAAAGGGTTATCTGCTATTACATGTGGCTTGTGCCGGGTCTTGACCATGTGAAACCCTATCTGCAATGGGCGGTACGGAAATACCCCAACGTTGAGGTTCGCCAGATTCAGCACTATCAGCGCGACTATTACGACCGCTTCGGATTCTTTCAGGATGGCGAGGGCGACCCAAGCATCAAGCCCCGAAAAGTAGGCGAGCTTGAAGAAGAGGTCAGACAGGAAACCGGCATCAAATGGGCGTTCAGCGGAATGAAAGGCGTTGACGGCTACATGAAGCGTATGCGCCTTTTGACTTTCAAGAAGCGCAACGGCACATACATGACAGACAAAGGAATGGTTTACCCCCTTGCCGTCTGGACGAACAAGGAGGTGCTTCGCTATATCGAAATGCGGAATCTTATCAAGCCCTTTGTCTATAACCCCAAAGACGTAAGTCAGGGCTTCGGCATCGACCTGCGCTCATTGCTTGTGTTAAGGCAACGCTTCCCCCGCGACTACGAGCGCACAATCCGCGAATTTCCTTTTTGCGAAAAACTCATCTTCGACTATGAAAACGGCATACTGCCATACGGTCAGGAGAAAGAGGTCATGGAAATAATCAAGCGCATAGAAACCGAATCAGAAGAATCAGACGAAGTATGAAGCCGAACAAAATCAAACAGGCAGAACAGCGCACCGTCAAGCGAAGCGAAATCAACTTTGCTTCCTACAATCCACGTACCATCAGTGACGAGGCGCGAAAAAAGCTCAAGAAAAACTTACAGACCGTCGGCCTACTGGGTGGCGTAGTATGGAACATACGCTCCGGCAATCTTGTATCGGGTCATCAGAAAGTCAGCATCATGGATGCCGTGAACCGGTACGACGCGGAAACGGGCGCAAATGATTACGAATTTCGTGTTGAGGTCGTTGACTTCGACGATAAGACGGAAAAAGAGCAAAACCTCTTTATGAACAACCGAGCCGTGCAGGGTACATACGACGATGATATGCTGCGCGAGCTTCTTCAAGGAATAGACTATACCAATGCCGGCTTCGACGATACCGATATGCAGCTCCTCGGTCTTGGCGATTTCGGCGACTATGATATGGGCGATATGTTCGGCGATGATGGCGGCGATGTCACGGATGGCGGCGACACTGACGCGCAGGGCGAACCCACGGAAAGCAAAGACTGGTCAAAGGGCGATGTTGTCGGCGAGCGCGAAGACCTTGCAATCCACGATGAAATGACAAAGGAAAGCGGCGAGAACCACAAGCTCGACCGCAGCGCGGATTTTTATCAGGATAGCGAAGCCAACCAGATAGCCCGCCACAACGAAGTGCAGAAAATCAAAGACCGCATCGCAAGTCAGAACGACGTGAATAAGGACGGCGGCATGTTGTCCTATGTAGTCATCAGCTTCAAGACACCGAGCGAGAAAGTCCGCTTCATGGAAGATTACAGCTTCGACCCTATGGCCAAGTACATCAACGGCGAAGAATTTGTAAACAAATTGGAATTTGGCGATGATGAAGATTAAGACAAAAATTTAACTTTATTCTTTAATTTAGTATTGCACAATTAAAGAATTTTGTTTAACTTTGCATATTATACAGACACTGACAACAAAGATATGAACTACCGATTTTTAAGCAGCATCACCGACTCGGAGGTTGCGGATTTTCGCAACAGGCTCGCGGCTGAACTGGCGACACGTATGACCGGCGACGGCAAGCGCGTCATCAGTGACGAGGCCATCGGGCAGGAGGTCAACCTTAACATCTCCACGGAAGATGCGAAGAAATATCTGCAAAGCAACGATGCGGAGCATTATGACTACGCGCAGCTTGCAGACGTTATCACGGCCAAGTACCGCACATTCAGCGATGAAGACATCATGGCCACACGCAAGGCGATGGTCGATAAATTCATGGCTCTTGCTGACGAGCATGGCTGGGATAAAGAACAGGCACGGCGCGACGCAGAAAAGGAGTTTTACGACAATCTTTCTGACGGAACTATCCTTGAGCTTCTGCGCAACGGTGAGTCTATCACGGATTACGTTGAATATGTAAGTATTTACGACTGATAGCGAGTTAAAAAGCCACGTAAGACAGACTATAACGCGAAAGTCACAAAGGCACTCAAGGGAAAGGGCGTACCCCACCTTGAAGAGCCGATGTACCGCGTATCCGCGTCGGCTTTTACAAAGGCTATACGACGCGGCAAGGCATCGCAAGGCAGGAACGGCTGGATGGTTGACCTGCATAGCAAAAGCGAATACAAGCGGATGCGGTGCTTTCTTACCCCGGATGGTAAAACGGGCGTAGCAATCAAACGCGATGGAGATGTTGTGTCTGTATTCTCCACAAGCGGAAAACGAGGCGCAATGGCAAAAATCATACCGTTTGCGGTCGCTAATGGCGGTCGCAAGCTGGATTGTTATGCTTTCTCGGATGGCCGCAGTTCGCTTCACAACATGTACGGAAGATTCGGCGCAAAGGCTCATGGCAAAATGACCTTTGACCCGCAATATAATCCCGTTTTCCAACACACGGCGCAGGCCAATCCCGGTATGCGCAGACCTTCTCATGTCGTGGCGATGACGCTTCCGAGCAGTCTTGCCGGTGTCATGCGGGCATACAACGCAGATAGGAAGATTGACCTTGGGCGCGTGAGGTCGTATGATGATTACGACAAGATGATGGGCGATAGAAACGCACATCTTGCGCTACGCGGAAAGTCAAGTGGAGTCAGAGGCGCACTTGGCGGCGGCAAATAACCAACCCTAACACTACAAGAATATGGCAAAGATTGAAGAAATTATCCCGTTCATCCTTTACTTTGAAGCCGGCGTGAGCAAACGCTATCTTTCGCTTCCTCCCGAACAGATGTTTGAACAGGCGAAAAAGACAGGCTTCGCAAATGACCCCGACGATGCCGGCGGCGCGACCATGTGCGGTATCACAATAGCGACCTACAAGGCGTATTGCAAGCGGAAAGGATACCCCGTGCCTACGGTGTTCAGTCTGCGAAACATCACATACGAGCGTTGGCGCGACGTACTCAAGACGCTTTTCTGGGATAGATGGAAAGCAGACGATATAAAGAGCCAAGCCCTTGCGAACAATCTTGTTGATTGGGTCTGGGCAAGCGGCGTGAACGGCATCAAGATACCGCAGAGGCTTCTGGGTGTGACACAGGACGGAATTGTCGGCCCGAAGACATTAGCCGCAGTCAACGCGGCCAACGAAGCGGAACTATTCACGAAGATTCACGAAGCTCGCATCAATTTTGTGGACGGCATCGTGCGCAGAAAGCCGAGTCAAAAGAAATTCATCAAGGGTTGGAAACGACGCATTAATGCAATCACTTTATCTGGGTTGCAGTACGACTAAACACTATACTTCATTCGGTCAGTCGGAATAAACCCCGGCTGACCATCACCCTAAAAATACAAGCAGAGTTAGACGTAGAAAATCAAGAGAAGAAATCGCAGACCAAGCAACGCGACTCAGCGATGCGAATTGGCGCAGACGCAATGTGTGGGAAAGTAGCGTTGCATCCCGTAGGGCAAAAGAATCAAGGGACGATTTAATTACAAGAGCGGAAAAGCGAGCATTAGTTCAAAACGGATTAAGAGTAGCAACCGGGGGGGGGCAAATGACTTCTTCCCAAATAACTCATGCGTGTTAGAGAATCGGTCATCTCGCCGTCACAAGACGGAAATAGCAAGTTCGACTCTTGCACACGCAGCATAGAAGATTAAAAATTCATTATCACAACGATGCCGAAGAAGCGAATTAGCACAAATACAACGCGCAAAAAGGCGACCATATCCGAAATTGATTTTGAGGATGTGGAATTGCTTTCTCGCATCGAACAGTTGGCATACGATGGATTTTACGACACTGAAATCGCTGACAAGCTGAACGTTAGCCGATGGCAATTTGACGAAGCGAAAAGGCGGAGCAAAAAGTTGACAAGCACGTTGGAAAGTGCCCGCGAGCGTGCGCGTGCGCGAGGAGCGGATATACCATCGCCTGCATTGTTCGCGGAAGTCTGGGCGAAGTGCAAGGGAAAGCGCACCCAACTGATGAAAGAGTTCGGAATCGGCTGGACGAAGCTGCAATCATGGTTGGCGCAAGAGCCTATTTTCGTCGATATTATGGCGGAACGCGACCTTGAGTTTCTGGAACAGATAGATACCGCCAGTCGCATCCTTGCTCTGGGCGGCGTGAAGGGGAAAGATGAATTTAAGGGCTGGAGTCGTTACCCCGATGCCTACATGATACGCTTTCACATGAATACCCTCGGAAGACGCTACGGTTACGGCGAGAATCCCATACAGCCGGAAGTCGCCGATGACACTATACCAAAGGATATTGAACAGGGTATCGACATTGATAGCTGGATTCGTCAGGAAGTGGAACAAAAGAAACGCGATAAAGAAGAATGATTATCAACCATGAGATATATTACCCCCTTTATACAGACAAGGAACACTTCATTATCCTTGTCACGGGCGGTCGTGGCTCTGGTAAATCATTCGGAATCGGCGGCTTCTTGGAACGCCTATCATTTGAACTGAAACGCAAAGGTCTATCAAAAGCGGAATCGGACAAGATTGTGCATAAAATCCTCTATACGCGCTACACCATGACCAGTGCGAGCATTTCCATCATTCCCGAATTTTTGGAAAAGATAGAGCTTGACGGCACGACGCGATATTTCCATACCACGAAGACTGACATCATCAACAAAATGACCGGCAGTCGTATCATGTTCCGTGGTATCAAAACGTCATCCGGCAATCAGACCGCGAAGCTGAAATCCATCCACGGCATCACGACCTTTGTATGCGACGAGGCCGAGGAGTGGACTTCCGATAGGGAATTTGAAACAATCGCCTTTTCTATCCGTCAGGTTGGAATCCAGAACAGGATTATCATCATTATGAACCCGACGGACAGCAACCACTTCATCTATCAGAAATACATCAAGGACACGCATAGGATAGAATACTTTGATGGAGTACCGGTGCAGATTTCCACGCATCCGCAAGTGCTTCACATTCACACGACGTATCTTGACAACAAAGAGAACCTTTCGGAAGAATTTATCAGGTCAGCCCAAGAAATGAAAGAGCGCGACCCGGAACGCTACGGCCACATCTTCATGGGTAGATGGGCAGACGTGGCCGAGGGTGCAGTCTTCAAGAAATGGGGCATCGTCAGCGAGTTTCCAAAGAACTGCAAGCATGTGGCTCGCGGTCTGGACTTCGGATATACCAACGATGTCAGCGCGTGTGTAAAATGCGGCGTAATCGGCAACGACCTATACATCGACGAGCAGATTTTTGAAACCGGGCTACTTTCCAAAGACCTTATAAGGAAATTGAGGGAGGATGACTCGTTTGTCTTCGCCGACTGTGCTGACCCGCGACTGATTGATGAAATCGAATTGGGTGGTGTAATTATCTACCCTGTGGCGAAGCCGGCCGGAAGCATCATTGCCGGTATTGAAAAGATGAAATCCTTTGACAACATCTTTGTCACGAAGCGGTCATTGAATGTGCAAGAAGAATTGCGCAACTATGTATGGGCGAAAGACAAGGATGGCAACTACATCAACATGCCGGAAGATGCCAACAACCACTCCATTGACGCGACCCGGTATTATGTGCTTGGCTGCATCCTCGGCAAGATTCTCAAGCCGAAGAAAGTCAAGAAATCAGATTTAGGAATATTCTAACAACGCCAGATATGAATAACTACTTACAGCAAATCTTAACCTATTTCCGCAACCTCACGCTAAATGCGTCCGGGGTTAGCCGCGACCTGTATCAGCTCTTGCAGGATAAGGACATCTATCGCGCATTGGATATGCTCCAGAACCGCGATGATGAAGTTGACCAAGCCATCAAGGAATACAATCCGCAGACGCATGACGTGATGAAACGCCCCAACAAATTCCGTAAGGGCGATGACCCCTATATCACGGAAAAGTTGCCACGCACACGCGCCCGCTACATCAACGACATTGAGCTATTCTTCTTGCTCGGCAATCCTATTGAATGGAAGAAAGAAGAGGGCGACGATGAAGCCTTTTCGCTGTTCACGGATTTTCTGGAAGAGCAGCACTTCAATTCACGCATCCGTCAGGCGAAACGACTTGCCGGCGCGGAAACCGAGTCAGCCCTTATCGCGCACATCTATCGTGATGATGATACCGGCGAGCGTCGCGTCAAGCTGAATGTATTGGCGCGTTCCAAAGGCTATCGTCTGCGTCCGCTGTTTGACACCATCGGCAACATGACCGCTTTTGCCTACGGATACGTCACGAAGCAGGGCGGTCGCAGTGTTCAGCACTGGGATTTCCAAACGCCCAAAATCCTTGCGTTCTGCCATAAGGCGCAAATCGGATGGGAAGTTGAAATCTATCCCAACCCGACAGGCAAGATAAACGTCATCTACTTTCAGCAGCCAAAGGCATGGGACGGCGCGGAAGCCCGCATCAACCGCGAGGAGATGCTTGACAGTAAGACAGGCGACACCAACAACTACTTTTCCGACCCAATCGCCGCCGCCACTGCCGATGTTATTCAGACCATGACCGACCCCAATAAGCCCGGCAAGCTCATCCAGCTTACAGGCGAAAAATCAAGGTTTGAGTATGTCAATCCACCGCAGGCTTCGCAGACACGCGACGCGGAAAAATCCGACCTTTCAAAGAGTATCCTCTTTGACACCTATACACCGGACTTCGACACCGAGGCCATGCGTGGCTTCGGCACACTTTCCGGCGTGGCAATCCGCAACGCTTTCATTCTTGGCTACATCAAGCGCGACAACCGAAAAGAAATCTACGATGAACTTGTGGGCCGCTTCCGCAACATCGTTATCGCCATACTTGCATACGAGCATCCCGACAAGAGAGCAGCTCTTGAGGCTCTCAAAATCAAATTTGAATTTGCGGAACCATTCGCTGATGACAAGCAGGCGAAGTGGCAGTCCATCGCAAGTCTGTATCAAGCCGGTCTGATTTCATTGGAAACCGCCGTGACCATGTTGTCGCTGACCGATGCGCCAGAAGAAGAAATTGCCCGCCTCCTCGCCGCTTCCGCACAGAAGCAACAGCAAGTTCAGCAGCCTTCCGCAAATCAAGAAACAAACCCCGCGAAACCGCCCGTCAGCGTTCCGCGAGAACCAATCTCCGCATAATATCTGCCATTGTTGTCATATCTGGATGAGGCTGTGTCAAAATGGCGCAGCCTCTTTTTTTGTAACATGCAGTAAAACATAA